CAATGGCAGTTAGATGCACAAGACTTAGGACTATTGTATGACGTAAGAGAACATCGTGTAGTGTTCCCTGTTGTACATGGTGGAGTTACAGTAGATGCTACGGGTAGATCACTAGGTAATCGCATACCTAAGTGGAAAAGATATGGTAAAAGTGTATTGCCATACGTATCTGGACGTGGTAAAACTGCTGTAGTTGTTGAGGACTGCATAAGTGCTGCCGTTGTAGGTGGTGATGTATATGTCGGGGTTGCAGTGTTGGGTACTTCCCTATCTAATGGACACAAACAGTACTTGTCGCAGTTCTCAGCAGCAATAATTGCATTAGACCCCGATGCCTTACCCAAGACACTACAGTTTGCAAAAGAATTACGTGGCTACGTTGACAATGTTAAGGTGCTACGACTAGAAGATGACCTAAAATACCGACAGCCATCCGACATGGCTAACCTTTCAACACTAGGAGACTAACACATGGAACTATCACTCATTCGTAGCTTGATGGACAAAGAATTTTATGATGAACATCGTGGCTCACGCTGCCCTGATCGTTTGTTCAGTAAGGATGTACGTAAGATCAAGCAGTCTATTGACTCCGCTATGGATCGTTACGAACGTACCGTGACACCAGCAGAGATTGAGGCGTTGTTCATGGCTAACAACCCTACCCTCACTACTGCACAGAAGCAAGCATACAGTCACCTGTTTGTACAAGTGACTAAGCAACTACCTATGGGCAGTGACGTAGCACAAGAGGTGCTATCCAAACTGTTTCAACAGGTAGTAGGTGAAGACATAGCTAACCTTGGCTTTGACTACGTGAATGGTGACAAGACTAGCCTTGAGCCTCTGCGTCAGATGCTTGAGCAATATGGTGATGACTTCACACCTAACCTTCGCATTGAGTGGGAAGACATTGACCTTGATACTATCATTGCAATGACTGACCTTGAGTCACAGTGGACATTCAACATACCTACGTTGACACGTAAGGTTGAGGGCATCAACGCTGGTCACTTGATTGAGGTCGGCGCACGGCCTAACACTGGCAAGACATCCTTCCATGCCTCACTTGTGGCTGCACCGGGTGGATTTGCATGGCAAGGTGCTAAGGTAGTTGTACTATGTAACGAGGAAGGCTACCACCGTGTCGCTCACAGGTACATAACTGCCGCAACTGGACTAGATAAGCATGAGATTGTTAAGCATCGCCAACGTGCTATGGAAACCTTTGCTAAGATCAGACCTAACATCATGTTCAAGGACGCCACAGGACGTGACATGAATTGGGTTGAGTCCGTATGCAAGTCATACAAGCCCGACATAGTAATACTTGACATGGGTGACAAATTCTCACGTATGGCTGGCTTCTCACGGCCTGATGAATCACTCAAGGCTAACGCTATACAAGCACGACAGATTGCTAAGCAGCAAGACTGTGCTGTGTTCTATATGTCACAGTTATCTGCTGAAGCAGAGGGTAAGGTTGTACTCAACCAAGCCATGATGGAGGGATCACGTACAGGTAAGGCAGCGGAAGCTGACCTTATGATTATGATCTCTAAGAACCCTACAGTAGAGGGTCAGGAAGAGGAAGACAACCAACGCCACATCAACGTGGTCAAGAACAAGTTGTCTGGTTGGCACGGTATTGTACACACTGATCTTGAGTACAAGATTGCGAGGTACGTATGCTGATAGAAGTAGCTGACCTAATACAGTTAGGGTTACTTGCATCTGTAGCTTTGCTACTTTGGGAGCAACACATTCAAAGAAAAACTATGGAAAGGTTTAGTGCTGGGATGATTGAGTTGATAGACAAACACAATGAGTTATCGGATGCCTTCGCTGAATTGGAAGAAGATGTATGCGAGATTGAAGGAGCAATACAATGATTACATATGAAGACATAGCCGCCTTCGCTGGCATGGCTGAAGAAGGCGTACAAGCAGGGTCTGTGTACGTGATTACCAACAAGGCTTGGCCTGAGTGGGTCAAGATAGGCAGAGCTATTGATGCTAATGACAGGCTACGTAGCTACCAGACAAGCTCACCGCTTCGTGACTACTGGATTGTATATTCTCGACGCTTCGATGATGTCAATGCAGCGGAGCGTAAGGCTCACTTGATTGCGGCACGAATAACGGACACGCCTTGGAATAAGGTTGATAACGGTGAATGGTTTAAGCTTACAGAACAACAAGCAAGAGATGTATTAAAGGAGGTGACACATGACTAATGTAGTATGGGTTCTTATGTGGTTTGTAGTTGTACCAGAGCAAGGTGTAAGGTACTACAACTTAGGAGAGTACGCTAATGAGACACTGTGCAAGTCTGGCATGAAGGGTGCTACTGTAATGGTAAACGATAAAAACGAAACAATAGAGTGCATAGGAGTTAAGGTCAATGATTGAGGCATATTACATAGACCATATGGGGACTGACTTGACTGTAGCTAACGCTGCACGTGTAAGCTTTGGTAAGTCATCTGAGATGGAGGAGAATACTTGGGGTCCACCATCACTGAAGGCTAAGGATGCCAAGCTTATTAGTTATTTAGCTAAGCACAAGCACATCAGCCCCTTTGGGCATTGCTTTGCATCCTTCCACGTCAAGGCACCTGTGTTTGTAGCACGTCAGCTAGTCAAGCATAAGTTCCTACGTTGGAATGAGATCAGTCGTAGGTATGTAGATGATGAACCAGAGTTCTATGAACCTGATGAATGGCGTGGGCGTAGTGCTGACAAGAAGCAGGGTAGTGCTGGTACAATAATACTAGATGACTATGATGATTGGACACACAATCAGTGTTGTCTAGCTATGTATAAAGACTTACTTTTCGATGGTGTATGCCCAGAGCAAGCACGTATGGTGTTGCCACAAAGCACCATGACTGAGTGGTACTGGTCAGGTAGCCTTGATGCCTTTGCCGACATGTGTAACTTGCGCTGTAAGCCTGACACACAGGCAGAGACACGGTTAGTTGCAGACATTATTTCTGGTAGGATGATACACTTATTTCCTGTAGCATGGGAGGCATTAACAGATGAGTAAACTATACGAACTAGAAGAAAAGATCATGGACTGCTGGTCAGTATGCAATGATCTTGCGGTAGTGTTCAGACAGATAGGTGACGGTGAACGTGACCCTACACCAGACGAGATGATGAACACCCTCATGGGTATGCAGCAGCTATACCAGTGGAAGTTCGAGCAACTGTTCTTCAAGTATGAACAGATACAGAAAGCACAACGAGAGGACAAAGAAAATGAATGACAGGGATAACAACAATATAGAGGCTATACTTGACGCCATGAAAGAACATAATGTATCCTTCAAGGAAGCAGTCGAAGCCATAGCATCAGCAGGGGATGATAAAAAGTTTATGAAAGACCTTGACGAACATCACAATGCTGGTATATTTGATGACTACTGGCACTGGCAGGATGACATAGCAGTATAGGAGACACAATGATACTAACCCTCGACGTAGAAAACACTGTGGTAAAACGTAATGGCAAGATGCACCTTGACCCATTCGAGCCAGAGAATACATTAGTTATGGTAGGTATGCTAGATGATCACATGAATGAAACAATTGTAACGTTTGATCACGCAGAGCAACAACCTACCACAGATGGGCGGCGTATAGTACAAGACGCACTGGACGCTGCCCATACACTTGTAGCACACAACGCACCGCATGACCTGCTATGGTTGTGGGAGTCAGGCTTCACCTATGACGGTGAGGTGTTCGATACTATGCTTGGTGAGTACGTACTACAACGTGGTCAGAAGCAACCCCTGTCTCTTGAGGCATGTGCTGAACGCTACGAGTTAGCGACAAAGAAACAAGACACACTGAAGGAGTACTTCAAAGATGGATATTCAACACGGGATATTCCTCATGCTGAATTGTCAGAGTATCTATCCCACGATTTACACGCTACTCAGCAATTGTATAATGTTTTGCAGACATCATACGGGGAATGCAAGTCACTGATACCAACGATACAGCTGACCAATCAGTTGTGCGTACACCTAGCACGTATCTACCAGCGTGGCTTTCAAGTAGACATGGATGCATTGATGGAGGTACGTGACGAGTTCGAGCAAGAACGTAACGTACTTATGATTGCATTAGAAGAACACGCACGTGACCTTATGGGTGACAGACCTATCAACCTCAACAGCCCAGAGCAATTGTCATGGGTTATCTACAGTCGTAAGCCACACGATAAGAAGCTGTGGGCAGACCTGTTCGATGAACGTATGCCAGACACAGAGTACAGACGTAATGTCAAGACATACAGTGAGAAGTTATACAAACAGAAGGCACACCAATGCCGCCCATGTAATGGCAGTGGTCAGGTGTGGAAAGAGAAGAAGGATGGGACACCATATGCTCGAAGTAATAAATGTAGTAATTGCACTGGTTCAGGATATACTTTTAGTGACGTTCATAATGACGTTGCTGGGTTAAAATTTATGCCACCTAACTCTACGTGGATCAGCGCCAATGGTTTCGGTACAGGTAAAGACAACCTTGTATTCCTTGAAGGCATTGCACGATCTAAGGGCATGAAGGTAGCTGAGACATTCCTACATAATGTACGTAGGTTGTCAGCAGTAGAGACATACCTTAGCAGCTTCGTAGAGGGCATAGCAACGCACGTTAAGACTGACGGTAAGCTACATGTACGTCTGCTGCAACACCGCACTGGTACAGGCAGGTTGTCGGGTGCCGATCCCAACATGCAGAACATGCCACGTGGTGGTACGTTCCCTGTTAAGAAGGTATTCATATCACGTTGGTACGGCGGTAAAATTATGGAGGCTGACTTTGCTCAGCTAGAATTTCGTGTAGCTGCATTCTTATCACAAGACATGACAGCCATTGACGAAGTGACCACAGGCTTTGACGTACATGCCTACACTGCACAAGTTATATCAGATGCAGGTCAGCCTACGTCACGTCAAGAAGCTAAGCCACACACATTCGCCCCGTTGTATGGTGCCAGTGGGTTTGGTAGGTCAGAGGCAGAAGCTGCGTATTACAAGCAGTTCACCAAGAAGTACTCAGGCATTGCCAAGTGGCACGCAGAACTAGCCAAGGAAGCATTGAGTACCAGTAAGATAACTACACCATCTGGGCGTGAGTTCTCATTCCCTGATGTACAACGGCGTAGGTTTGGAGGTGTTACATTTTTCACACAGATTAAAAATTATCCTGTCCAATCGTTCGCAACTGCTGACATTGTACCCATATCTCTGATATACATTGATAAGCTACTGACAGCAAACAAGCTACGCAGTTGTGTAGTAAACACTGTACATGATTCACTTGTGATTGATGTACAT